AGTATTTCGTTTTGATGACAAATGCTACCGATATAAACAAATTGCAAGAAAATGTAATTCGAATAAAAAGAAAGTAAAATTTGCAGATACATATGAAAAGAATACATAAAACCATTCTATTTTCCATAGGTTTAACATAAAATTGAAATGCTTAAATACAAAGAAAATATTGATATCCTTTACTAAACAGAAAGAATTGAAATGTCAACTGAAGATATTATGATGGATACAGTTTATCAGTTTGGGTTAGATAGTATTAAAACGTGTATTGAACTTGCAAAGACAGAAACTTATCTATCCAAACTATATATTATGATGTCTGGATTAGAAGAAATTCCATACATCGATTTCGAGGAAAACATAGATAATAAAATGTATGTTTATAAAATTAATAATGTATGTAATGTAAAAGAACTGGAATGTATTCTGCAATTATTTGAAATCTTTGGTATTCATTATGAAATTGAATATAATTACATTATTTTACATACTGTAATGTAATTATAATAAAATTGAAAAAATTTTTTATTGAAATCAACTTTAATCTAAAGGAATGTTGGAAAACAAACAATTGGTATATTATCTGGATACTATTGAAGAGAGAAATAAAAAATTAGTTCCAGATTTATTATATAATTATGGATTAAATACAGAAAAACCATTTTACTCTGTCTTAATTACATCACTAACAAGATGTATATTACATAAGGATAAGATTCATCTATCAGCAAATATATTTGCTTTCATGGTCGTATTTTATATATGTACGGACCGTAATTGGTGCAACATATTTTATTTTGTATTCATTCATTGTTATATTAATTCTATTTGTATTTATCTTTATAGAAAATATAGAAATTTGGGTCCAAAGATACTAGCAGGAATATCCGATGTCATATGTTCTTTATATACATTTTATATATTAAGAACAATAACCATAGATACAACAGGACACTTGTTTTTAAAAATAGTAATAGACGAATATATTATTTGTTATTCTTTAAATAAGAAATATAATTTACAAATTAGTATATCATCTCATATGATAGGATATATAACTGGATTTCTCTCTCGTATAGTTTTAGATAAATATATATCATCTTTTACTACAATATCTTAAAAAGCGAATAAAGGCAATAAGTAATAAGAATGCAAATACGAAATTGTTTATTCTACTTGCATTTTCAGGTGTTATTTCATTTGATTCATCACGAATACCGAGAATAGTGTGTAGTAAAGGTCTGAAAAATTCAACTGGTTCTTCTAAGTCTTGAGCCTGTTCTTTTTTTTTAATCCATATTCCGTGCCGGAAATAATATTCAAGTTTTGTAAAAGTGCATAATCCATCAATATCATTCCAATCAAGAAATACAAGAATAATAAGGATAATATAATAATGAAGACGGTTGTCTGGAATAACAAATGCACCAATTAAAATATACATCATAATAGTCATATGGATATAAAAAATTGTATTTGCAATTACATTAGATATCATTATATAGTAAAGTAATATTATTTGTCGGAATATATACGGTATTTTTTTTGTAGAGATAAACCATCACGAAGAATAGTAGCAAAGGCGGTTGTAAATTCTTTTGAATCTGAATTTAAATAAACATCATGAACATAGTCTGATATAGTATCCTGTGTTAAGACCTCTTGCAAATAAGCTAATTCTTTACGGTCAAACATTTTATCGCGAATTAGAAGATTAAATCCAATATATGGAACTCTCATATTATAATTCTTAGAGATAGTATATAAGCGTTCATTACAGAAATTACGCATATGATTCGATAAAATGATAAAATCATTAATTCTTTTCAATGGTGTATAATAATTGTCTATACAATCCATAATATCTTGTTTTGAATAGATTACATAAGGTGTTTTATTCTCTCCATAATTGAAAACACCAGTTTCAAGAGGTGTATATTTATCAATATTTTCAATAATGGATGGATATCTCATTTCCATATTTCGGAATATATTTGTTTGAGACATCTCTCTTGTTGTTTTTATAAATTCATTGTAAGGAGAATTGTCTTTAAAATGTTGGTTAGTATAATGGAATAATTTATGAAGACCGCATTTTTCAAGAGGTAAGTATAATCGTTCATAATATTCTTTTGCTGTATCCTTATTTGATACAGTTCCAAACCAATTCTCTCTAAGTTCTTTCTCATATTCAATCTCAAAGGGACGGACGAACGAAGAATTCTTCATTTTTTGAATCATATACATATTTTGTTTTTTCATATTGTAATTATAGAAATTGTAATGTTCGTAATTCATAGTTGGATTTTTCTCATATAACTCTTTCATAATACAAAAGTTTTTCTCATCATATGGATTAATAAAAGCATCGTAGTTATATATATCTCTGATGTATTTTTGAATAGCAATATATAATAAACATTTCTTTTTACAATAAATAGCAACTTTTCTATAAGGTTCTCTCTTATGTTCGCTTTGTGTTTCCATAGATTTTACCATATAATCATTATATTTAGAATCAAGAAACTCAATCCAAAGTTGAAAACGTTTTGGATCATAAAATGAGAAAGTATGGTTTATATACGATGATGGTTCTTGGCCATCTAGAGGAGTTTGAACGAGATTCTCATTTATACTAGCTATATCCTCTTTTTCATCATAATGTGAATAAAGGGTAATAGTGTTAATAAAATCATTATACGAATTTATAAAATCGTCGTATCCAAGATTAAATGATTTCATTAATGTAAGTAATTCATTATCATGAGCCATAGATATATTGGATGGAAGTTCGGAATATCCATATAATTTATAATAACCCTCCACATCATATCTGTTTAAATATACACCTTTATTGCGACCTTGATATTCGTCATCATATAACATATAATAACGAATAAAAGCAGACAGTAGTTTTTTAAATTTAATATATTTCATATAGTTTTTACACAGATAGCTTTTGGTTGCGTGATATTCAACCGTTTTATCAAGGATTTGTTGATACACAACAGAACTAATATATTCTTTATCCAATTGAAATAATACCTCACAAAAAGCTTTCATTTTATCAAGTTTTGTAATATTAAATTCACAATCAGGTATGTATTTTGTAATTTGTCGAGGAATATATTCCATTATTTTATAGTATAACTGATTATCAATGTCTATATATTCTTGGATGTCATTATAAAGAAGGTTCATATTTTCACTATAAAAGGACATCATAAGCTCATAGATATATAGAATCTGTCTTTCTTTATCCATTATATTATCATTTTTGGTAAGAAGTGTTGTAAAATGTTTTTCACTAATTTCATTAATCATATAACGAATACGATGAATATAATTTGCGTGGTCGTGCAATCTACCATTCGTTTGTGTCCGTATTTTTTGTCTTAATGGGTTAAGTATAACTTGTTGAAAATGTAAAAGGTTCCGATGAATATGATTTAAATAATTATAAGTGTATATTGAAGTATCTGTGTATTGTGTGTTTAAATCCACAAGAGGATTTATATAGGATAAAAACTGTTTATCAATGTCTCTTCCCAATAAATGTTCTTCATTTTTAAAGAGTATCATTTTATTTTTCGGTTGATGAAAAGGTAGACAATGATAAGTTTCATTATTTAAAATAAACTGTGGAGACAATATAGAAGTATCTAAATCAGTCATCTGGTGGAACCAATGAGGTTGATTTCGTTTTGGAAACCCAAAACATAAATTCATAATATCATTGATTTGTCGATAATTCAACAAACCGCCACAAACAACTTCACCCACATTACGAATCCCCTCGTGTTGTTGTTGAGAACGCATCCATTCATAATAATGTGGATTATGAATCACTCCGTTTTCAATTTGTCCTGTTTTCCAACTAAACGCGACATTACATTGGGTACACCACATTTGGTCGCACCCTAAAATTTTATGAATAGGAACACCACAACTAGGACAATTTTTTGTATCTCGCTTAATCAGTTTTGCGGTTTCAATATCTTCTTCTTTACACGTATGTTTTTCCTCGCTCTTTTTTCCTCGTGTAGATTTAATTGCAAAACATTTACGACAAACCTTAGTTTCACATATAGAACAATAATATTTTTCATTAAGAAATCCTTTACAATTATCACTGGGACAAGCCTTAATGAATTTAGGTTTTTCTTGTGTAATTTGCTGTCTACCTCTGAACTTATTGTGATGTACGCTATATAAATCTTCAAGCAATTGATACAGATGGATTTCTTTATGATATGCTTGTGTTCTAAATCGTTCATATTCAGGATAATACTCTACAATTTCAGGATGAATTTTTAAGAAATCGTTCGCTATAAGTTCACCTCTTGTAATACCAGAACCTTTATATTTTTTTTTTAAATCTCTATATGTTTGTTGCATTTTATAAATGACTTTTAAATTGTTATATGAACCAATATAATGTTGCGTTTCCGGCATTTTGGCCTTTTCCATCTCAAACAATAAATTTTTACGATGCATTCGCAATGTTTTATTTACATAAGAGGGGGTGAATTGCTGGTATAGAAATGTTCTATCCCACTCTATTTTACAGTGCATACAATGAGGAGGTTTAGAAGATGTTTCCATATATGTCTTACAACACGATATACATACTTTATGATTACATCCACAAATTATATAATTTTTCTTACTTTCATCGAAATCATCCATACATACAGGACATTCTGTCATATCCTCTTGGATAATAGGGATTTTTTTTGAATCATTACCATTTAGCGTAGCACCTTGTCCTGCACCCCCATTAGATTGGATAGTCTCATTCTGTTTAGTTTCCATAGTTGTATTCTATATTTGTATTGTATTTCTGTTATAGATTATATCATTCAATTTTTTGTGGATTGCGTTTAAAATAGAGAGAATACAAATAAATCCTATATGAAAAAAATATATATTCATTATATATAATGGAATTTATAAGACAGACACGCTTCTTCACAAGTTCGTGGAGTTTATACTTTCGCCGTTCAGACCGTAAAATCATCTTAAACTCATTATTAGAAGAGTTATTTACTTCGTATGATATTGCATTTATCCAATCCTTGGATAAGAATCGTATCATGCGTGTAATTCGTCATATAGGGAAATGTATGATGAAAAGTAAAGGGATGTTTAATAAATCAGGTCGTATTCGAGAGCATTTGCGTTTAATTGATGATAAGGAAAATGTAAATAACCCTTACATTATGTTTATGTTAAATATAGTTTATATTTCCTTTTTATATGGAATAGCAAAAAAGAATGAGAAGAGAGAATTAAACTCTTTGAAATCATCCGTAGATAACCTGATTAATATTTATTCAAGAAAAGTAGATACAAGTATTACGAAGAATGTTCTTCATAAGATTGCAAATATAATGATAAATTCAAATCTTATCTATTACCGACCGGAAGAAAGTTCACTCATAGATGAACTGGATGAATTACTAGAAACTGATGTCATTAAAGAAATACCAATTCTTCATATGTTATTGAATTCTATTAAAATAACTATTCTTCATATCTAATTAAAAAATATATATTCTATATATATATGTTTAATTTTAATAGTTTGAATAAGTCCAATTCCAGAAATGATATAGTTTCTATTAGTAAAGTAAGGTTAGATACATTTCGTAAAGAAGTATCTACCAGACTTAAAGATGCAGAAGATAAACTAAGAGAGAAAGAAAAAGTGATTCAAGAGTTAGAAAAATTACAAACAGGAATTAAGGAAGAAGATTTAAATTTATTAAAAAAAGAAGTAGAGAAAACAAGAAGAGTGAAAAGTCAATTAAGTAATCAAGTGAATACATTGAAAAAAGAAGTAGAGAAAACAACAAGAGAGAAAGAGGCCGAGTTGGATACATTAAGAAAAGAAGTAGAAAAAACAACAAGAGAGAAAGAGGCCGAGTTGGATACATTAAGAAAAGAAGTAGAAAAAACAAGAAGAGAGAGAGAGACCGAGTTGAATACAATGAGAGAACAACTAGAGAAAACAAGAAGAGAGAAAGAGGTGGATACAACTTTAATATTGAAAGAAAAAGAATATAATGAATTAATGAAAAAATACGAAAGTTTAACAAAAGCAAATAATTCATTGAATAACCAACACGAATCTTTAAAAAAGAGATATATTGATGTAAATACAAAGTTCATGGAACTAAAAGAAAAATTAATAGAAAATAAATAAGTATATTTATTATATATTTGAATGATAAATATACAAAAGGAGAAGAGAGAAAAAGTTATAAAATTCATAGAAAACTTTCAAAAGAGTAAAGATAATTTTTATATAAAATATAAGTTTGACACCAAAGAGGCATCAATTAGTAAAGAAGAATTATCTCTCTTGAATGATGAAAGAATAATAAATAAAATACATAATAATATATATAATTATGCAGTGAATGTGGTATCTGTAAAAGATTTTTATGATTATAATATATTAAAAAGCAATGTGAAGAGATGGAAACGAATATTGAGAGAGGTTGGATATGATATTTCTCTCTACAACATAGATTTATTTATTTACATGGATCTAACAAGTACATGTATGAATAAGTCGTGTATAAAAGATAATATAAGTAAAGAATTAGAACCTAAAATTCATATTATTAAATTTATAAAAGAATTAGATGGTATGTTATCTAGAAGAGATTATATAAAGATAGTAAAGTATAGTTTGATATTATGCGAACCTTCCTTATTAGAGAAATTAATGTATTATATAGATTTAAAAGATGAATTGGAAAGTGTGTATAATATAAAATTACCACAGAAAATAAATGGAAAAAAGATATATAACATTTTAAAAAATAAAGAAAAAAATAGTAATAGTATAGAATGAATGAAGTATTAGATATTAATGAATATTCAAGAGAAGATTTAATAGAATTTTTAGATTTACAAGAACCGGTGACAAATGAATCATTCCAAGAGGGATTAAGAAGGATAATCAAGAAGTATCCAAAATTAAAAGAAGACGCCTATAATGATTTTTTAAGAGATGCTTATCATAAGTTATTGGATAATGATAATGAAAATACAGAGACAGAAACGGAGACGGAGACAGATACCGATACAGAATCCGTTGATGAAATAAGAGAGGGTAAAGATTTAGTAGAACATTGTATGGACCAGATGTTATCCACTTGTACGAAAATATATAAACCATCAGATACATTACGAAAGAGAAATGGAGAAGATGAGGAATTGAAAGAGTCAGAGAATATATTATTATCAAGAATTCCACGACTTTCACCAGAAGATGACCCATTACGAAATGTGGAGTATGATAATCTAGAACCAACGTTTGCAAATGATGTTCCTCTAAGTGGAAATATAGTAAATCGTTTAGAAAGTAATCGTGTCATAGAGACAGGTAGTCATAATGTATTAGTACCGAATCGTATCCAAGTTCAAGAAAGGTTTGATGTTCCTATTTTAAGAGGACAATATAATCCAAATACAAAAAATATATTTAAGAGGTTAATTAATGTAGATAGTATTTATCGTCAAATATTAAGACAACCTCCTAATAATTTTACAATAGACCTGGCAATTAATGTAGAAAAAGTATTATCGATGCGTTTAGTAAATTTTCAAATACGAAAAACGTGGTATGCGGTATCTCAAGAGTTTGGAACGAATTTCTTTTTTATGCGAGAGCTTGAATCAGATTTTAAAACACCAGTGAATAACCAAGAATTAAAACGTATTAATATTCCAGATGGAAATTATACAGAGGAAGAATTAGTAGAAAAGGTGAATGATGAAGTAAACGGTCAATTTCCTGATGTTGAGGTTATATACAATAAGAATACAGGAAAGACAACTTTTAGAACGGACCAGAATAAATATTACGAGATATTATTTTATAACCACAGAGAACCAGAAAGTAGTAAAATAAATAATAATTTAGGATGGATATTAGGATTTCGTAATTTAGGTGGTGAACTCAATGTAAATTTAAATCCAAATGATATGAGATATATAATAGGTCTAATAGAAATAGATACAATAAGTGAGGGAATTGTAGATGTATATGGACCCAAATATATTTTACTTGGAATAGATGATTTCAATAATAATCATGTCAATCACTCCATTATAAATATAAGTGAGTTTGATAAGAAAATCCGGCTACCAGACTATTTTTCTTCAAACTTAGATCCAAGTAATCCATTATTTTTATTAGAAACAGACGAGAATGGAAATCAAATACGGTCTTCCTTAACAGAAGCACAAGCATTCACAATACAACAGATATTGTTAGATGACAATGAGAGACGAGCCTTGGATAATCGCACAAGACTTATTGCAAATAGTGATATTCTAGCAAAGATACCAGTAACAAAACCAACAACTTCAAATAATAATTCACGATTTCCGTATATCTTAGCAGATACTGGTTCGCTAAAAAGTAATGTCAGAGAATATTTTGGACCCATAGATATTTCTCG